ATTGCTGACTGTATGCCAGCTAAAGCGGTTAGAGGATCGATCACTTCTTATCTACCTTTTGCCACTCAAGGCATACTACTTTTCGGTTGTAAACATCACCTGTCCATGCCCATCTAACACATCTGTATTCAGTTTTCTCTTTACTAGATGCCACCAATGTAAATAACACTGAAAGCACTAGTAGCCATTTCACGGGTACGCCCAAACAATAATGTAACTACAAAAGATTACAAAGCAAAGAATGAGGACTGCTACTGAGATAGCAAACAGCCCGTCTTTCATTTACTGCTCATCAGATTGGAAAGCACCCTTAAAGCCAAAGGTTGCTGAAGAACTGAGTGTTGGACTCCATTGACTAGGGTCTGCCAACAGTTTCAATACTTGATTGCGTTCAGCAGCAGGCAATGTTGACAACAAATTAGCCGCACCTTGTGGTGTTTTCATAGCTTCTGTCAAAGCCCGTAAAGTTTTTGTGTTAACAGCTTTTTCTAGCTCACTAATTACTTTATTTGTTGAACTAGCAGCAACACTCAAATACGATGGCGCTCTTATGGATGAAGTCTGTTGTTTTAATAACTGTGCAAGAGCTTTTTGTCCTTCGCTAACTTGCTCACTAACTGATATTCGAGTCAGTTGTTTTTGTGCTTCGTTTCGCAATACAGACATAGAAGACTCAGCTAATTCAGCGGCAATGTTGTATTTTCCTGGGCCAAGAATTCTTTCAACTTCTTCAGGAGACTCATTCTGAACCAAACGTACAAAGCCATCTTTGTTGTTTTTCCACAATTTTAAAGCCTCACCAGAGAGTTTTCGTTCGGCAATCTTCTCCATACCTTTTGAATAGTCAGCCAAGTATTTTTTCCATCCAACGCCACCAGACTCTTCAATTGCATCATCAATAAAAGGTTTTATTTTAGTCAGCACACCAGACGCAAGATTGCGTTGGGCTGTGGCATCCATGCCTGGTCGTAGTTTTTGAATGGCTGCATTTACAGAGTTTATGCGAATGGCATTAAGAGCATAATTATCAATTATTCCATTGCTATCAGTCCACTTGGCAATATCATCCGCAACATTTCTAACTGACCCCTCAATTAAATCATTACCTGCATACTGTGGGTTGTTAGATAAGGCAGCTATTTTTTTCGATAGTGCTAAGCCTTCGAGTGGTTTGATTCCAACAGATCGCAAGGCATCAGCCGCACCTTGTGAAAAACGAGCACCTTGACCCAAGTCTAAAGAAGCATTCGCAGCTTGAGATGCCCAATCATCAGCCATTTGCGCTAATGCACCTTTGTAGGTATAGGCATACTTTCTAGCCTCAACAGGTACACCTTTCTTAATTAACTCAAGAAGACCCGCAGCTTTTGCCAATTCACCCGCCTGAACCAATCTGCGAACATCGGCAACTTTAGCGGTCGCCTCTTCACTCAAGACTCCTGCTTTTGCCTCATATTCAGCAACTGCTTTACCAAGATTTGCACGATTTAATGCGGCCTCTCTTGATGGAGTTGTAATGGCGTTTAAAGCATCCTTTGCTTTTTCAGCAACAGAACGAACTTCAGCAGCATTCTCTCCACCTGCTAATTTAGACAAAGCCTTCAAAGACTCTTCTTCATTAAACAACTTAACTTTACGCAAGAATTGCGGGTCTTGTTGCAGGGCATCATCAACCAATGCTTGCCATTTAGGATTGTTAAAGGATGCTGTAATTTCAGCAACACTTGCATTGGGAGGTGCATTCCTTAATGCCGTAAGAACATCAGGAAGGTCTTTACCAAGAGACAATTGAGCTAAAGTAGCCGCTTTTTGTGCAGGAGCATTAAATAAATCTACTACTTTGCCAATACCAGAACTTACTGCTTGACCAACAACACGACCACCAGCCTCATAGGTTGCACCCTCTAGGATGTTTTTAACAGGTTGTGTTTGAGCTTCTTCTGGAGTCATGCCACCAAGGTATATATCACCAAGTTTTAAAGCCTCTTTAGCCATTCCATAGCCTAGACCCGCACCACCAACAATACCTGCTGGGCCTAATGGAGTTCCTAGCAAACCACCGCCAACAGCACCCATTGCTTCGACTGTTGGAGCAACTACTGGTTTGGCAATATTACGATAAAGCAATTGGCCTATACTTAAATTTTGCTCATTTTTTGCCGCAGGAACAGGCTTTCCATAGCCAGGTATTTGTTCTGACAATGGTGCAGGATAACGAGCCGCTAACCTAGCAGTTTCATCAGATTCCGGAGGTTTGATTCCTAAGTAACCTTGTATTTTCGCAATTGCTTGCTCATTACTAAGACCATCAGGCAAGTCATAATTCTTACCTTCATATTGGTATACAGGCATTTTATTTCCTCACTTTAAAACGATCGGATTTTGAGCAGTACCAGTACCACCAGAAGATTGAGTAGTAGTAATTCCCTCAGATGCCAATTCAGGGCTAACAAATTGATTCTTGCGAGATTGCATCAAACGCAAAACTGTTTTGCCAGCTTCTTTTCTAATCTTTGTTGGCAAAGTAGGATCAGCCAATTGACCAGCGGCTTCTTTATACGATTGGGTATCTTTGTCAGACTGTGGGCCTTCAAAACGAGGAATCATCTTTAACACCAAATCTTGAATTGGCTTGAGTTTTCCAATGGCTATTGCGCCTGATGTGGCTTGACCAAAGAAACCTGCACCAATATCGGCTAAACGACCTGCGCCACTACCTGTAGATTGGTCAATCAAACCGCCATCTTTGGTTACATTAGTTAGTTCAGTTATTGCAAAATCAATGTCTTTACCCATTTGGGCTTTTAACAATGATGCTTTTTCTTGAGTAGCAGAAGGCTTACCTGCACCAATAACACCTTCAGCACCTTTTCCACCACCTTTATAAACCCTTGCATCAACAGTAATTGTTTCACTAGGGTTATCAGGATTAACAATAGTTGTAAGAGTAGGTGCAGGAGGAGTTTTTAATGATGCGGCTAATGATGAAGTTAATTGGGCAAGTTCCTTTCTTGCCTGAATACGCGCCTCTTCTCTTTCTTTGTCATTTTTAGCATCTCTTAGGTCAGATTCTAATTTGGCTTGAATTTTTTCACGACCTAATGTGAGCGTAGCTTCTCTTTGTGCCGCTTTATCAGCAGATGCTGTCAAAGCCGCAATAACTCTATCTGGAGAACCATACTTAGTTAACACAGCAAGGATTTGCTCTTGTGTAGCCTCAGGAGGAAGTTTAGCCAATTCAGCACGTAAATCTTCTTCTTGTTTAATAGACAATTGAGTCTTAGCTGCAGTAGCCAAAGATGATGTTTCAGCTGCCCGTCTTTGTTGTGTTTGAGCCATACTCTCTTGTGCTTGACGAGCATATTGAGCCAAAGCCATAGCACCTTGTGAGTCACCAGCTTGTGACAACATCCGAGCACCTCTTAGAATTGACTCAGGATCAGTTTGGTCTATCTGTTGGGCAATAGAGTTTCTTGCGCTAATCATCTGTAACTGTGGGTCTTCAATGCCCATAGCCCCCGCAATAGCACCACCAAGACCTCTAGCACCCGCATAGGTCATTGCCGCACCCCTAGAAGCAGGGTCTAGTTGAGCAAGGGTAATACCTTCTTGCAAGGCACTTCTGCGTTGTTGTTCAGCAAACATTTGGGGGTTAATCCCAAATAGACTTGTTACGATATTTTCAGCCATGATGAATCCTTATCCTATGAATAGACCGAGGTCTTGATTGCCATAAGCCAAACCAGTTCCAAATCCTGATGAACCTAAAGCAGTTTGACTAAACAATGACTGTTTTTCAGACTCAGTTAATCCTGTTAATGCTTTAGTAAATAAAGGATTAGAAGTTAATCCACTCAATGCTGTTGAATATGGGTTAGTAGTAGCGGCTTTTCCTGTTGCCAACTCTACACTTGCACCCGCACCCCTTAGTCCTAATTGACCAACATTAAATCCCGCTTGAGCCGCTGTTTGACCTAAACCAGCACCCAAAGTCAATGGTTGTTGTGCCGCAGTCTCCAAGGCTTGAACCTGACCCAAAGCTGTCGTGTAAGGCTGATATGCCGCTTGCTGACCACCATAGTACTGACCCATAGTTTGAGCACCTGTACCAAGTAATCCCGCACCAAAGGCAACCTGTTGTTGACCATACTGTTGAGCATTAGCCGCCAATTGAGCTTCTTGAGTAGCACGAGCATTAAACAAAGCCTGTAACTCAGGAGTGGTATCACCCAAAGTACCACCTTGAGCTACGGCAAGACCGCCACGACCTTGTTGTTGTAGTTTGTTTTGCAGATTAGCTAACTCTAACTCTCTGCCTGGTTGCAACAAAGACATCTGCTGATTGAGATAGTTTTGAGCAACAGCTTCAGGTGATTGAGCTAGATATTGATTGCCTAAATTAAACAGACTTTGTGCGCCTGTTTGCAAAGGAGCAAATTGTGCTTGTGCGCCTTCTGCTTGTTGCAATCCAGACTCAGCCAACTTAACTAAACGATCTTGAGCGTTCTTGGCCTGTGGGTCTAACGTATAACCTGCGCTAATCAATTGACCTGTTACTGGATCGACTTTAAATTGAGAAGTTCCAAATCGAGTAGTCATTCCTACAGGACGAAACTGTGCTGAAGTTTTAGCCGCAGCAGTCTCAGCATCAATCATTGTTCTTGCTTTGTCAGCCGCTTCTTTAGAAGTTTGCAATTGGAGAAGACCTGCTGCAGTTTGACCTCCTGATGAAAGCAAATTAGCAAATTGAGTTGCAGTCAAACCCAACCTTGCCGCAGTAGTAAGTTGTGATGCAGTAAGACCTGTTGCCGCATCAGCAACAACATTAGAACCCAGTACATCACCAGCGATAGTACCGCCCGTAGTAACTCCAGTAGTAACTCCAGTAGTTGTTAATCCTGCTGCAGTTATATCTGCCGCTGTGAATCCTGCTGCGGCTAATTCTGCGCCTGTAAATCCCAATGTAGCTGCTTCTGTAGCAGTTAAACCAAGACCTGCCGCTTCTGCTGCAGTGAGACCCGTTGTAGCACCTGATCCAAATATACCTGCAAGTGATTCAATACCACCAAGACCAACAAATGCACCAGCAACTAAAGCCGCTTTTAGTAAGTCTTTTTTCAACGTGCTTGATGATGCACCTTCTGTATAAAAGATAGGCGCACCTGATTCTGTAAATTGCACACCAAAACCAGTATTACCAGCTCCCTCATAAGAGCCAGACCAGAGATTTCCCTTTGTACGCTCACCATAACCAGAAATTAACTTATCACCCGTCATGGCATTGACAATCCCACTCGTTCCTTTAGAAACTTGGGAAATGTCAGAAATACCACTTTTGGCTAAATCATCAGCCATGTATCGTGCGGCAGTCTCAGGTGGCAATCCACCCTTCCAAGCCTTTGTAGTATTTTGAGCTAATATTTGTGAAGCTAACTTATTTACATTTTCAGCCGTATAAACAGATGGAGCAGCCGCTTTATACCGACTTTGTAAGTCTGCAACTGAAAGTCCAAAAGATTGAGCTAATTTAGCAGGCGTAACATTGTATGTCTGCATTGCAGATGCAATTTCAACATCAGTTATTTTTGGGTTTGCAACAACAAGATCAAAAACTTTTTGGACATTTTCTGGGCGAGATGCAACAGCAGTTGCTTGAGTTGCAACTTTTGTTGCCCCATCCGCAACATTTGTTGTTAGTGCTTGGGTGTTACCAGTAGTTTGTCCAGTAGTTGCTACGTCTTCTACTTTTGTTTTAGTTGCTGTATCTTTTAATAAATAATTTACAGATGAACCAAGTAACCCCGCAGATTTTTGGTCAGCCAATGCTTGTTGATACAAGTTATTTATCTCATCATACTTTGCTCTACCAGCAGGTGTAGCACGAGAGATTGTGTTTAATTGAGCAAGCAAGTCTGCTGGCTTCAATTGAATTCCAAATTGTCTGTATGCACCAAGTTCAGATGTCAATGGAGTGCCACCTGGCGATGTCAACATTCCACCAGTTTTTGTTAAATTGACAGTACCACTTCCACCATAGGCTTGAGCAGTTGCTTGAAATGCTGCTTGCTCAGGATCAGGAGAACTCATAATGGCTTTCCAATCACGATTGTCTTCTTCTAAACCAATCATGTTGTATGTGCCAATAGCATCATATAAAGCCTGAGAACCAGTTTCTCTTTCTCTGGCTGTGACACCGACTGTATCAAGCCACTCAGAGAGTGTTGGTTTTGCTGATTTCTGAGTAGCCATATCTTTCCCCTAAAATTTCTTTAGCAGTATTTTTAAATTATGTTAATGCTTGGATTTGTGCTGCCAACGCATTAAGTTGCACAAGCAGTTCATCTTTAGTTGGCTCTGCGGAAGCAACAGGAACATCAATTTCTGTAGGCTTTGTAAAGGTTGTGCCGTCATATAGCCATCCACGACCACAAGCCTCACCATTTACATAATCAGGCACTTCAACTAAACCCTGTTGAGAGGCAAAGTCTTCGTCAGCAATGATGACATTATCAACAACGCCATCAACAATAAATCCGTATTTTTTAGTCATTTGCATCACCATGTGTAAACAGCTATGTAACCAGCACCACCAGCACCGCCTGCGCCAGAAACCAAAGTATCTTGGTCACCAGCACCGCCACCACCACCACCACCGCCTCGTGCGCCACCTGCGCCACCAGCAGTTGCTAATGCACCACCACCACCACCTTGGTTTGTGCCTCCAGCGGTGCTTACTGCACCACCACCACCAGTAGTACCTACATTGCTACCGCCTACTTTTGCTTCTGATGATGTGCCACCAGCAATAGAGGCAAACCCTGCGCCACCACCTCCGCTTCCATAAGCAGAACAGCCACCAACCCCGTTTGCAATAGCACCTGTGCCTGTCGTGCTTGACCTAGCAGAACCGCCACCACCACCACCAAACCCAGAAGCATCACTAGCAGAGCCTCCACCGAAGGCTTGACCAGTTAAACCTGAAGCAGTTATTTGTGGTGTGCCAGCAGTTGAACCCGATGCAGCACCCGTAGTGCCACCACCGCCACCACCATTAACACCGCCACTTGTGGTAAATTTACCACCAATACCAAGACCACCACCATAGGCTGTTAAGTGAGAGCCAAATGTGCTATTGCCACCATTAGAGCCATTGTTACCATTTCCATTTGTGGTTTTTGCAGCACCACCTGCGCCACCAGCGCCAATTGTGATTGTTACTGTAGAAGCTAAATCACTTGCTTTAAAAAGCTTGTAATTGTAACCAGAACCACCACCTCCTGCGCCACCGCCTGCTTGATAACCACCAGTATCAAGATAACCACTACCAGCACCACCGCCTGCGCCAAATGCCTCAACCATTACAAAGGTTGCGCCAGATGGTTTAGTCCATGTGCCTGATGATGAGAATTCTTGCAAATTTGCGCCACCACCAGCAGCCGCCCAACTTCCATCACCACGCCAGAATGTCGATGCACTAGCAGATGTTCCAGAGTTAAGGTTTGTTACTGGTAAGTTTCCTGTTACACCTGTTGACAAAGGAAGACCAGTGCCATTAGTTAAAGTTACTGATGTAGGAGTTCCTAGAATTGGAGTTACTAATGTGGGTGATGTAGCAAAAACTGCTGAACCAGTGCCAGTTTCATCTGTTAAAGCAGCAGCTAAATTAGCACTTGAAGGAGTTGCCAAGAAAGTAGCTACACCAGTTCCAAGTCCTGACACACCTGTTGAAATAGGCAAACCAGTTGCATTAGTTAAGGTAGCACTTGCAGGTGTTCCAAGAACAGGGGCAACAAGAGTTAATGCTGTCCCATCTGTAGTAGCACCAGTAATACCACCAAATGCACCCGCATTGTTGTATTGAACTTGAGTTGTAGAACCGCCTGGTGTTCCACCACCACCACCAGATGCCGCAATCGTTTGATTAGGCCATGTGCCAGTAACAGTTACATTTGTTCCCGCAACAATACTAGGAGTTGCTGTTCCTGTTCCACCATTCGCTACAGGAAGTGTTCCTGTTACACCAGTAGACAAAGGCAAACCAGTCGCATTGGTCAAAGTGGCACTTGTTGGTGTACCTAATATAGGAGTCACCAAAGTAGGAGAAGTGGCAAATACTGCTGATCCTGTTCCTGTTTCATCAGTCAAAGCACCTAAAAGGTTAGCAGAACTAAATGAACCAAGAGATGTTGCGTTGCCAGTAGAAGTAATAGCACCAGTAAGGTTAGCGTTAGTAGTCACGTTACCTGCTGTCAAACCTGAAGCAGTACCCGTGATGTTTGTGCCAACCAATGCGCTTGGAGTACCAAGGGCGGGGGTTACTAGCGTTGGTGATGTTGCAAACACCGCAGAGCCAGTTCCTGTTTCATCAGTTAATGCCGCAATTAAGTTTGCAGAAGTAAATGATCCTAAAGACGTTGCATTGCCAACAGAAGTGACTGCACCTGTTAGATTTGCATTTGTTGTGACTGTTGCCGCATTACCTGTTGTGTTTTGATTTAATGTTGGAAAAGAAGTCAAACTTGCCGCAGAGCCTGTAGGTGCAAGCACATCTGTTCCGATTACCAAACCTAAGTTAGTACGAGCGTTTGCAGCTGTTGAAGCACCTGTTCCACCATCGGCCACTGCAATGTCTGTGATGCCTGTTACAGAACCGCCTGTAATTGCTACGCTAGAAGCTGCTTGTGTGGCAATAGTGCCTAAGCCTAAGTTAGTTCTAGCATCAGCTGCAGTGGAAGCACCTGTACCACCATCAGCAACCGCTAGATCGGTGATTCCAGTAATTGTTCCACCAGTAATTGCGGCAGAAGCATTATCTGTTTTTGTTGCAACAGCAGTAGCAATGTTGTTAAATTCAGTATCAATTTCAGTACCTTTAACAATCTTTAAAGGATTGCCAGGCGACAAGTTGTCTTTGGTAGCGAAATTGGTTGATTTAGTGTAATTACTCATGTTTTACCTCTTACCCTATTTTGCCATCTTTGGCTTGAATTTCAATCTTTTGCAACGAAAATGATGTTCCACTTATGGTTGTTTCATAACCAGTTTGAACAATCTTTCCTGCGCCAGATGCGTTTGCAGATAAAGTTTTAATTAAAACACCACTTGTGTACTCAGCAATGTTGTACTCAGCAATTCCATATTCATAGCTTACTTGAGTAGGAATATAGATATTTTCTGATTGATATGCGCCAGAATAATCAAATCCCCACTTGATTGTTAGATACTGATTTGATCCACCAATCACAATTGCAGTAATATTCTTCAAGATAGAAATCTGGTTAGGATTTCCTAGGTCAGCATTGTTTGTATAGTATGCAAATCTATAGGTTGATGTGTCATCAAGATAAGTACCATACTTACCAATGTAACCATTTTTACCAATGTATACGTCTCCATTGCGTAATGAACGTAAAGCAGTTGGAGCAATTGAATCCCACTTAGTTACACGAGAAGAACCATCTTGCAAGGATTGCTTGGTATCAAAACAATAAACTTGCAAAGTTGTTGGTAAAACAAGCAAATAAAAGGCTTCTTTTTCTGAGTAAACAGACTTCAGATTCGCCAATGTTTCGGTTGCCAAAGATGATGCCAGGTCAAAACGAACATTCTTTGATAAGTCTCTCAGAGGCGCAGACTTCTCTTGAATTGTTCTCATCAATGAACGAACACCTGAGTCTGACAAGAAAACAACGTCAGTACCAATACTTTGTATGGTATCCCTTGCAATGCACCCAATAGAGCCTACTGTGTCACTTAGAACTAAAGATGCGGGTGTAGAAGCACCAGAATAAACAAGAATCTGTCTCTTGCCAAAGATAAACAAGAAATCATTGTGAGCCGCCAAACCCATGACTTCATCAGCACCATTAGGCCATACACGAGATACATCTAATGAGCCTGAAGTGCCACCACCCCATACATGACCTGCAATCAGATCAGAAAATGAAATGGTTACTTTGTCAGAAGATGTACTAGCCACCCACAGACGACCAAAAGCAGAGATGCAGATATTGGCTTGTGGAACAGTTGAAACATAACCCGACTTCTCAGAAACTCTGCGATAAGTAGTTATACTTACAGCGGGATCATAAATAAGTGGATCGTGACCTGTTTGGAAGAAGTAAGCAATGCCATTCAAAGATGCACATTGCCAATTAGATGCAGTAATAGTTGGAGCAGTGCCGCCACCACCATAAGTCAACTCAGTCACCGCATTAGAAGTGCCAAGTTTAAATATCTTGTTATTGCCAGCAAATAGAACTGTAAGAGTCCCGTCAGTCTGGACTAATTCATGGATTACACCAACGTCATTAGCACCTAGATTGCCAGAAGAGGAGTTAACTCTTGACCAACCTTTTCTAGCACCAATACGACTATATTGATCGAAAATGCAATTAGTTGCAACCAAAGCAAAGCCAGCCCCTAGCTCAAGGGGAGAATCTTCAGTATTCAGGCCAAAAAAACCTGGTGCTGAGAGACTGTAACTTTGGAGTTGTGCTGCCATTAGACCGCCACAAAGTTGTCTTCAGGATAACGAGTGCTTTCCATTGCAATAGCGTCAGAGAGCATTCCTCTATACATGGCATAAGCCTCTGTAGAGTTTGTTCCACCATCTTCACCACGCTCAATCAAAGCACGAGCATAAGCACTTTGAGTAACTAAATAGTCTAAAACCTTGACTGAAGTGCCATCAGCAGACAGATTAGCCTGTGGAATGATTAGGTCAAACTTTAATGTATATACGCCATCAGGAACGGGAAACAAGTCAACCTTTGTGTCTCCACTACCATCTACCCCGTTATAGCAAAACTCGCTAGGAATAGACTGTGAAGGTGTGCCAAAGTTGAGCTTGCGGTTCATATCCGCAACAGTAGTGTTATCTAAAGTAATAACACTCGTAGTGTTAATAGCATCAGTAACACGAAACTTCTGACCAGCACCTGTCAAAGCATAGGAGCTTGTGCCAGAAGTAGTGGTGATAGTGACTGTCTGAGATAAGACATTCCAAGTATATGTATCTTCAATTTGACGTTTTGCATCATTGACAAACTTGCCAATCAAAGAAGAATAGGTTGTTTCGCCAACAGTTGTGACTGTGCTTTCACGCAAGCGAACTAACACATCGTTAACAAGTTCTAAGTAGGTCATGTTCGTTGTGCTCCCTGAACCTCAAATGTTGCAATAAAGCTAAATGTGCTACCCGATTGGGTTGT